GGCGCCTGAACCTGTTGCTCCTTGTGGTCCTTGTGGTCCTTGTGGTCCTGTTGTTCCTGTCAAACCACTTGCGCCGGTGGCGCCTGAACCTGTTGCTCCTTGTGGTCCTTGTGGTCCTGTTGTTCCTGTCAAACCACTTGCACCGGTGGCTCCTATTGGTCCTTGTGGTCCTTGTGGTCCTGTTGTACCTGTTAGGCCACTTGCACCTGTGGCTCCAATTGGACCTGTTGCACCAGTCAACCCTGATGCTCCTGTTGCTCCGTCGTTGCCGCCAGGAGTTCCCGAAGCGCCTGTTAGACCTGTTGATCCATTGTTGCCTTTGACACCTGTTGCGCCTGTGGCACCATTAAATCCTGTTGCGCCTCGTAATCCTGTTGCACCGCTTGCGCCAGTAGCTCCAGTTGGTCCGCCCGATGGACCTGTTGCTCCAACAGGTCCTGTTGCTCCACTTGCACCGGTTGCGCCTGATCCTGTTGCCCCCGATAATCCTGTTGCACCTGTTAATCCACTTGCGCCGGTTGCTCCAACAGGGCCGCCTGGGGTGCCTGTTGCACCTGTCAAACCTGTGGCACCAATGTTTCCACTGGTGATTACGCCTGACAAAAAACTGCCATTTCCCAGCAGATAAGTGGCAGCAATGTTGCCTGCAACAGTGACATTTCCAGTGGCAGAAACGCCGCTGGAGGCCAATGTTACAGTGTCATTGCCGTTTAGCGTGGTTATAACTAAGTTGCCGCTGATGTTTTGATAGGTAGCCATCTATGTCCTCATGCCCTTGAATTATTTATGCAGTCGTAGGATACACGGTTCTGTCTAGAGTTTTTTAGGCACAGTCAACAGAGCCACAAATTCAGCAATCATCATGCTGGTCATGTTGGGTATATTTTGTAGTTCTGGAACAATAGCTGTGGTATCACCACAGACACGTATGAATTGTTGATTGGGAAAATCTTTGGTTACTGATTTCAATTGTTTAACCCAGTTTCCTGTAAAGGTGGGTTTGGCCAAGGAATGCTTGTAGAATTCTGTGTCTGCGTACACATTGTTGAAGAGTCCGTTGGCAGCAGGGCCCATGTCAAACCCCAACAAGTAAATGGTTTTGTGTACATCACCTGCAGCAATTGCCACAGCGATGGGACCAGAACTAAATCCATAATAGGCCTGTGGCACTCTGTGCGCACCTAAACTGTTGATGGGTCTGCGTGTGTAGAATCGGTTGCGAGCACTGTAACCAGACTCCTGTATCTGTGTGCTGATGGGCTGATCTGTGGCCACCAACACATGCGGAGTATGTGTACGGTACAGGGCATTACAGCCGTAGACTGTGCCCAGTTTAAGTAGGGTATCAACTTCGATGTGTCTGCGGCTTGCGCCGTTTCCTAGTACAAAAGCAGTCATAAAAAATCCTCCCAGTATGTAGCTGAGAGGATTTAGTCGCTAATAAAATTAGCTGGTGTAGTTTTCTACAATTACCAGATTCAACAGATTCTGCTGTGTGGCAGTGTTGGCTTGTCCAGTTGTGCCAGACTTGATTTCTGTGCCTTCGTCTGTGAAGAAGTTGGCAGCATAACGAACGTTCTGTTGCACAAGATTCTGTGCAAAACCACCTGCAGCAGCACCGCCAACTTCACCACCTGTGAAGTCATATGCATACTTGTTGGTCAACTTGCTGATTAAGACTTCTGAGCTGTCGGCATCTAGCGAGTAGCTGATGTTCATGTTGCCGGCTGTTAAAGCACTCTGTGCTTGGTTAGCTAATACACAAGTTCCAACTAAATTAGCTGTTCCGTTACCTGCTCCTGCACCTGTTGCAGTAAACACATCACCTACTGTGGCATTAGATACACCACCGCATGATGCCCAGTTTGTAGTACCTACCGAAGTAATATAATACGATTGACCAGCCACTAAGTCAACAGCGTTGATAGATGTAACAGAAGCAACAAGGTACTTACGTGCACCTTTTTGACGTACAATCCATCCGTCTGCTTCAGCTTGACCTGTGATACGAACACGGCATTTAACAACAGGATATGCAGCTGTGGCAACACCACCACCGTTGCCCTGGCCACCAACAACACCAGCATACTGAGCAGCGTTAAATGTTGCAGGATATACTGGATTTGTTAAAGTACCCCAGGCGTTGAAGCCAATGTCTTTGGTTGTAGATTTTTTAACTTTTAGAGGACGACCCATTTTGATTTCTCCTTACAGAAGTCCGATGCGGGTTTTAACCGCTACGCTGTTGGGTATTAATCATCAGCATAAAACGCCCTATTGCGTTGTTTGAATATGTATTTAGCAAATTTTTCAATAAGCTGTATACACAGTAAATATTCGCATGGAAACAGAACTGTTAATAGCACAAGGCAATACTCATAGACAACGACATCAGCCTGACCTGGCTTTGGCCTGTTATGCACAGGCATTTGTACAAGATTATACATCTGCTAGTGCATTCAACAACTATGGCAATGTCATGAGAGAAATGGGATTTCCAGATCGTGCGCAGCCGTTCTTGGAACATGCCATACGTATAGATCCCAAAAATGAAACCGCACGTTTTAACCTGGCCGTATGTTATCTTTTGCAGGGTAATTATAAATCAGGATGGCCAGCCTACGAAGACCGCTGGCGATTTGAACACTTAAAAGGTGCACTACCGCAATTGCCACAACCTCGCTGGACCGGTCAAGATCTCACGAACAAGACTATTCTTGTCGTTAGCGAGCAGGGGCTAGGTGACACCATACAGTTTGCAAGATTTTGCGATACTCTGATTGCACAAGGAGCTCGGGTGGTCTTGGTAGTAGATGCAGGTTTGGTCAGTTTATTTGGGCCGTCACCTGGCCTGCAGGTACAGGCATTTGATACTGAACTGCCCAGCTATGACTTATGGATCCCCATAATGAGTATACCAGAACAACTGGGCATCACTGTAGAAACCTTGAAGTCACCGCTGACCTATCTCACAATCAATTCAGCAGCCTTGCCTGCTTGGCAACAGCGTCTGGGTCCGCGGCAACGCTTGCGAGTAGGTGTGAGCTGGAGTGGCAGAAAAGACACCTGGATGCATCAACACAAATCAGTGCCGTTTGGTCAGATTGTCAACATGATACAGGCCTGTCCCCAATATCAATGGGTAAATCTGCAGATTGACTGTGATGCAGCAGAATCACAAGTGCTGCAAGATCTGGGTGTGAGTACCTATCCTGGCACTATTGCCTGCATGGCCGATTCAGCTGCCTTGATCTCATGCCTGGACGTGGTCATCAGTGTTGACACAGCTGTGAGTCATTTGGCAGCAGCACTTGGGCGACCCACCTGGATCCTGCTGAATCAATACGGTGTGGACTGGCGTTGGCTATTGAATCGCGCAGATACGCCATGGTACCCCACTGCAAGACTGTTTAGGCAGCCCACAATGGGCAACTGGGGTCCTGCAATCACACAGATCATGCGGCACTTGAATTTGTTTAAGATATAATCATGCCAGTTGTAGTGGCAGCTATCAATATCCAAATCTGGACCGGTATTGTGCGTACAAGCCTTGTACATCTGCCAGTGTGAATATTCCACTGTAGGCTTTGACAAATCCTATATCAGCAGTTTGTACTTCTGTGGCTGCAGCTCTGCTGAACATTCTCAACTGATTAAAACCGCCACCACCGCTATTTGTTCCTGTGAATGCTGTACCAGTTGGTTGAGTACTTGTTGCAGTGTACAGTTGTCCCAGACTGGTTGTGGTATTAAACGTGGCCCACCCAAAGTGCCATGCTAGATCAGCACCTGATGATGGCAGGTTAACTGCGAAGTTGGGATAGAATGTGTCGGGATGACCGTTGTACAAGCCCATTAACCAGTCTTTGCTGGCTTCACTTTGTGTGTTCAGCAGTCGCCCTGATGACGTGGCTATGCGTCTGTAGGCCATGAATACTGAATAACTTTGTCCTGTGACCCAGTTGGGACCACCAAATATGACATCTGTGCCTAGCGAGCTGCTTTTTCTAAACAACCCACCATTGTCTGCTTGCCAACTAATACTGGCGCCAGCATTGGCCACAGTGAGTGTGCGCTGACCTGTGGTTCCTTCGCCAGCTGTGACAGAACCGTTGGTGGGCACAGCAGAATAGTTGGCAGCGTCTAGATCATATATCAAAGTTACTGAAGTGGTAAATCCAGCACCAAGGGTGATCCCGGGTCCTATTTCAATTCCTGGCTCTACGATTATTGGCATGTGATTTCACTTTTAGTCTATCAGTATTTATGTTGGTAACGTACAGCTATTTTGTAGTGTTGAACTGATCTAAGCAGCGGTCTGCCAGCTTTGACTGTAGCTGTAGGCCCACGTTGGTCGAGTGACAGTGTTGCTTTGAAATTCTCTATTGCTGTTGGTGCTAGCAGCAGACTCTGTGATCTGACACTCAAATACATGATTGGTGAAGGTGTCTTGTGCTCCACCTGCTACCCCTGATCCTTGTATGATGTAAGTTGCTGTAGGACTAGTATAACTCAACAGACTGGGATTCATCGATCGATCACCAAGATCTGTTGCGGTAGTGCCTATGTAGGTAATATTAAAACTGTTGTAGCTGTTTGAGTTCTGCTGGCGAATCACTGTCCAAGCACCTGTGATCACAATTCTACATAGTTCTGGTCCGTAGGTCTGACCAGTGGCAGGATCTGTGTATGTGGTCAGCTCATTACCGATCTCACTAATGGTCCAGTTCTCTGCTGATAGATGCAAGGTGCCACCTGAGGAGGGAGCAGGATGACCCAGACTGAGACCAAAGGTGGCCGAATCGTTGTAGCCAGCCTGGCTATAGCGCCAGGCACCAGGTGAGATCACAGTTAAACCGTTTGAGGCTGTGAGTTCTGCGGAACCAGAGTAGGGTGTGACAAATGTAGGCATCGTGTATTTAACTCTAGATGTCAGTTACAACAAAGCTTGTAATTTTTCCACAGCAGGTTGAGTTTGCTGTATAATAAAACTCATGCTGTTGACCAAGTTTTGATTATGTTGTATCATTTGCTTGTGTTGAAAAAATAGGTCATCAATGTCGGATCGTTGAAACAGTTGTTTTATCAATGCAATTTTATCCAAGTAATGCACACAAGGATCATATTCTTGCCAAATTTCCAAGCCCATTTGTTTCAAATACAAAGGAGAATTGGTTGGACCAAAATTCACAACTAAACATCCACTACGATAGGCTTTCCATGTTTTTTCTGTAATCATCATGTCATGATCAGTCAAGGTTTCCCCTGTGATGTTGATCATTGCAGCATAGGCAGGGTGGTAATTATGCCAAGGGTCTGCAGCATTGTATACTGTTTGATCCAGATTATCTATTAGATCCGGGTGGTTACTCCAGGGTAAATGTTTATACCAACTATTCAACTGTGCTTGTGCATGTTCTACAGAAATTTTTCTATGGTCAAATGTATTTCGAAAATTTTCCAAACCAAACCGATTGATAACCACAACATCCTGATCCATGACATGAGGTTTTATGGCGTCCCATAATTGTAATCTATGAAGTCGTAGACCACCACTGAGATAACTGATACGATGTTTTTTTGGTTGATTTTCTTGAAGATTTTCAAACTCATTTAATGTGATGAGAAACTGTGGCCACGCAGCAGTATTTTGACCAGAATCGTGCTGCGGATCTGCTACCAAAATAAAATAATTTTCATCACCCAGTGTCAGATCAAGCACTTGTTTAATTTTGTTACACAAATGATAATTAGACGAAAGACACAGTACAGGAAATCGCTGACTTTGTTTTACTGCTTGAGAAATTTGATCAGATAAAAATTTATAATCTTGGTCCAGGCTAAGCCAGCTTTCATGTAGAAAAACCAGTTGATCTGACAGAGACTTTTTGCCTGTGTATTCGAATGTGGATCTAGTACTGCGGTCTAATGCATAATCTTTCATCCAGTAAGGTTCTAGTTGAGGCATGCTGTATTTACTCAACAAAAAGCCCCTGGCGGGGCTTTTTTTCTTAGCGTGAAAAACGCAGTATATCTGCTCTGAGTTGTTCGATAGGATCGACGCTTTCTGCTACATCTCCTTTACGAATGTCTTGAGCTTTTTGTGCTCGTTGATCGCCCTTGGCTGAAAGTGCCCGAAATTGTGTAGGTGGAGCAAGGCCACCGCCAGCCACAGCTTGACTATTTGAACGCCGTGCCAAACGATCATAGTTTGCGGCACGAACTGTATTTTTAATATTATCAATTACGCCTTCATCAACATCACCTCGGATGGGCTTTACAACATAGCCCATACCATAATAGCCACGCTCGCCCTTGGACAGGCCAGATCTGCGACGCCGAGCATCTGCCGTAGCTTCTTCCTTGGTGTCAAAAGTTTTTAAGGGATCGTCGCGGAATCGTTGACTGCCCACGCTGCCACCCTTGGCAAATACACCGTACTTGACGTCGGCTGTTTCTGTTACACCTGTTTGTATGTGCGCTTCGTTCATCTGAATGTATCTAACTGATGGCGTTGGCCACTCAGAAGTTACCTCGTACCCATCACCCAATTCTTGTTCTACTGCTTGTTTCCATGCATCAAATTCTCGACCTCGGAAAGATCGAACTAAATTACGCAATCTCCAAACATGCGATGTTTTGCTACCATCTGCATTGTCATGTTTACTCTTGCCTGTATGACTCAAAATTGGAGCCCACATGGATTTAGGAAGATATTTTTTCATGACCCCAGTTACATTTTTTGTCGAGCTTTCCTCTACGTCTGCTGTTTCTGTGATGCCTTCAGAAATGGCTGCCCGCAATTCTGCAAGTGCTTCTTCAGCTGAGTCAAATCCCACAGCATCGTATGAGCCGTCGTACAGTTTCACATAGTAAGAACCGTTGCCTTCACTGGCTTCTGCATCCGTACCAATTTCACCAACAGGTACTCCGCGGCGTTTAACAATCTTTATAGTCTTATCACCAGTATGACGCATGACATCTGGTTTAGCTTCCGCTACACCTTGCTTGGCATTTTGTTGCTCAACCCAATCCATTTCACCTTTAATTCTCTCGGCAAGAGCACGTAGGTTTTTAATTTCTTCGACACGAGCCTCTACATAGTGTTCTTTACCATTGGTGTCATTCCAAGAAAAATTAACGTGACTGTTATCTTCTCCACCATGACTGCCATATGATATTTCGACTGGGCGACCATCAATTTTAACAATTGATCCAGACGGAGGTAATTTCTTAAAGATGTCAAATACACCTTCTGTGACACCTTGAGCAGCAGCCACAGCAGCACGGCTTTCTGTCAGCTCTTGACGAGTTGGGCCAGTTGAGGCAGTAGCAAATGAGTCCATTAACTTACGCAGGCTGGCTGCGTCGTGGTCGGGTACTAGCACAGGTTTGATCGTCATTGGGGTAATCCTTGGTTCGTTGTTTTATTTAGCCGATTGGCAGTTGTCGCCATGCCTGTTATACCATCCTACTGCAATATCTCTTTTACAATGCGGACAGAACAGCTTTTCTCGTTTTTGTCCTGTTTGTTTAGCGACTGTTTTAGCAATTGCTTCTGCACTTCTTTTAGTAGGATTGGCTGCTTTGGTTGCACGTATTTTTTCTTTTTGTTCTTCGCTCATCGGAACACCTTTGTTGGCAGCAGGCTTTCCTTTTTTAGCAGCACTGATATTGGCAGCACGTTCTGAGGTACACGGACCATACATTGGATTATTTTTTCCGCTATTTGCTAAAGAATTTTTTCTTTTATGCTCTATTGTCTGAATATATTTCTTAGGTTTACCTTTTTGAGATAAACTTAAATTACGCTTATGTTCTTCTGTTTTTGGTTTGTCTTTGTGAAAGTCGCTGATCTTTTTATTTGACTCTTCTGTAGGAATAACGTATCCTGCTATGTTTTGATTAAGCCAACGGTCGTCATGTAAAACTTTGCAACGACGTAGAACTTTAGTTTCCCAGGCCACTGCTTGTTCTTTAGTTTCAAAAACTTTTCGTACTTCTATATCAAAGCTCTCTTTGCCAGTTTCTTCTATAAGTCGTTGCACTCGAGGACTGCTTGTATAGTACTTGTTCCACAGATCTTCGTGTGGATCTACTTTATTAGCAGAACGTACTCCGTAATATACTTGTCCAGTAGGCCGATGTTTGATTAGATAGGTGTATGGTTTCATATTGTTATTTAGTTTGTTACTGCGATATCCCCAATAACTATAACATTTTTGTAAAGAAAGGTCAACAAAAAACCTGCCGAAGCAGGTTTTTTGATACTCTTAGATAAGAATTTCTTATTAAGA